GATTCGCTCTCTGATGGTGAAATAATCCCGCTGAGCGGCGTCAGTAAGTCGGGCGATGGCTGCATAATCCATGCCGGCGGCTCCGGAGGAGGATTGCTTCTGGCAGGTTGCGTTGAGCTGCAGCCGGCGCTTGCCAGTAGCAACATCATCATGCAGCTGATCGATAGTGGCTTTAGCATCAGCTAGCTCCTTCGTGTATTTCGCATCAAGAGCAGCAACACTTTGCTGCCGGCGCTGCATATCGGTGATGGTTTCCTGACGTTCGGTTGCCAGACTGTCCGCAGAAACAAACTTGCCGTGATAGTAGCTGGCTGTTTTAGCCATACCAGCACAGAGCAGAAGCAATGCTGCTGTTGCGAGCACCTTCCAGTTATCAGCCAGCCATTTCATTACTCACCTACCGGCGCAGCCTGAATTATCACCGTCCCGCCATCCTTGTTAGCTTTATCAACAGCACCCGGATCGATTGCTATTGAGCATTGCTTGCTGGAGCGGAGGAACTCGTTTTCTTTCTGCAATGAGTTAGCGCGAGTCTCGGCAGTAGAGCGCCGGCGGCTCTCTTCGTCGAGCGTGGTTGCCAGGCTATCAAGTCGCTTCGTAATCGGCTCCAAACCCTCAGCAAACTTCATGTTCCGCTCATTCGCCAGGATGAATTGCTCACGTAGTCGGTTGTTTCGATCTGTGAGGTTGGCATTGTCATACCACAGCTTGCCAACGAACCCGATGATGATTACAGAGAAGATGACGGGGATGAACCGGCGATATCTCGCCATTCTCGCTTTACCAGTCATAGGAGCACCTGCTCTGCAATCCGAGTGCGCGCAATGCGATCTGCCAGCCCGTTTGTGCCGCCATTAATACGGTGGGTCAGCCCGGACACGTCAGAAGCATCAGCGAAGCGGTTGCAGTCGTTGGCCCGCCAGAACCAGCCAGCCGAGCGAGCGGCATTGACGTCTTCCAGCAGTAAATCGGGATTAGACAGAAGCGGCAGGTTTAATGCTTTCCCGCAGGCTTCGTAGTTATCGCGGAACGTGACCTGCTTCAGTCCACGTCCACGATATTTCCAGCCATCTCCATTCAGGTTGTTACCATATCGACCGCCGTAAACGATATTGGCAATGGCAGCCTGCCGTTCCTGAGTTAAGGCTGGCTCACCTGACTTGCGTCCGAGCTGCTCACGCTGTGCAGCAGTAAGGCGGGATCCGAAAATAGCCAGGCCGGCCACTGAATAATTCAGGCTTTCCCTGATTACAGTGAATCCGCCCGACTCCGTACCAACCTGTGCAATGAAGTAAGCCTGGCGCTTTGGTGTATCAATGCCGAACTCTTTCATTGCAGCCAGAACGTGTGGATACCACCGGCTGGCGAGTGCATCAGAAATAGATGCAGCCTTTTTAAACTGGTCTCTGGTCATCATTCAGCAACTCCCGAATCTCCTGCAGCTTTCTGCAGGAAACGCTTTTCAAGGGTTTTAATCAGAGATGAGCCGGACCAGCCAGCCATACCACAGATTGCGCCGGTGACTTCCTGCGGCCACTGCCAGTAAATGGCAAGCAGCATCATGAGGAACCCGGCAAACACGGAGACGATCATCTGAAGACACAGCGTGCGCCAGCTGAAGGCTTCCCCGCTTAATACCTTGTAGGCGTATGCTGCTATCGAACCGAGGACTGTCATCCCCAGGGCGATCATGGCGGCGAATAAGCCCGGATCTGATTTATATGGCATGCGACGCATTCCTACCCCCTGATACGGGGACTTATCCTGTTTAGGAATTGATGACATTGTGAACAGAACAAGCCCGGTTAAACTTCCCACTGTCACCTGAGAAACCTTCCCGAGCTTTCCCGCCGTCTAATGCCCGACGCAGCCTTAGTTGATCACAATGAGAATCCCGCGATTGCGGATATCCACCGTAGAAAAAAGCGCCCGCGTAAAAGACACAGGATGAAGTGTGAGGAAATCCATTGGGCGCTGAAACGAAAAAAGGCCAGCTCTATGGCTGACCTTTGAAATAGTTTAGTGATGTTACTTATCCGCTACAGGGTATGCGGTGAATCTTATCCCCTATCGAGGATAGAAATAAAAAAGCCCCGCCGACTGGTGAGGTCGCGAGGCTCTTTGGCATCCACATTTATGCAACTGACCGTAGAAGCTTCGATCTGTTCGCTTCACTTCCCGATCATGCCGTTAATGTGCCAGGTCGCATGCCCTTTGTCTTTGGCAATTCGTGCTATTTTGTATAATCACGCAGCAATTTTAGGAATCTCCTTCTCCATTTCTCGCTTAATTGCGTAAAACATTTCTCCTTCGATGATATCCATCGCCCATTCCATTCTGTTGCGGGCCTCTTTCGGTGAGATGCTGCAGTAATAAATCAGGGATGAGCCGATATTTTGCACGCTCTTGCGCTTGCAGTATCGTAATCTGGCTACGTTCCGAAGCGGGTTATCCCTTCCGAATGTCTTTACCATGACTGATTCAACAAAGGCGGCATCATCTGATTCTTTGGCGAGAGCGATGATGTTTGCCGTTGATGACTGAGGGATAAGCAGGTCACGCGCCTTGCGGAATAACTCTTCACCACGCAGCCCTTCACAATGCAACTGTGACACGATTTTCTCTATCTGCTTGCCCTTCTGCTCACTCCACTCACAGCGCATCATCAGCCGGCCAATCACGTTAACCTCTGCGCGGTCGTAATCTTCCCCGCCCAGGTGATCGCCCCATATGCCCAGCAGATGCCTGACCCATGCCTGCTGCGATTTGTTGATGGCCTTCCATCCATTGCCGAATAACCGGCGCATGTCCGCTGCTGTCCTGACGCCTGACAGCCTGACGATTTGCTGATAGTCACGCTCAATGCGCATGCTTAACCCCCATCATCTTCGCCGTGTTCCGGATTATCCGGTAGTTGATCTCGTACATGCCGCGCATCTTTAGAATGCGAAGGCGGAGCCACTTCTCTCTGAGGTATTCGGTCATGCGAGCCACCAATTCAGAATGCGCTGGCTCAATGGCAGTCGGCGCTGAGGTTGATACTGAACGCGCTCAATCTTGGCGTTAATTTCATTTAGCCGGGATTCAAGCTGTTTTTTGCTGTGCAGGTACATAGCCAGACGATAATGGTCGAGTGGTTTCATGCTGCCTCTCTTTGCTTATTCAGTTCACGCAGCAAAGCCCTGTAACGCGCTCGTATCGCGTCCAGCTCTTCTCTGGTGTATCGGTGAGGTTCGTTGTTTGATTCGAGCGCCAGAACGCGCTGAAGGCCTATTCTGGTGATTAGGTTGATGCGGTACTGCTGTTGATTGCCGGATAGCTGGACGTTGCAGCGATGACACTGTTTTGCCAGATTGTCTTCGTTGTAGCGGAGATGTGATGCCGCGCCGCGTGACCGGTAATGCCCTGCTTCCCACTGAACCGTTTCCCATGTGCCGCAACTTATGCACGGTAAATCCCTGTCCCTTCCCTTTGTGATGTAGTCGTTAACAGCTCGCTGGGTTAAGTCCTCCCAGTGCTTTAGCGGCTTCAGGTCTGACTTACGCTTGTTCCAGGCGCGACGGGTTTCAGCATCAGTTTCCTTCTGCTGCTTCTCTTTCTGTCGTTGCTGGTATTGGTATGCGCAGGATGGGGTGCAGATATACTGGAGAGGTCTGGATGGAATAAATTTGGTTTTGCAGTGCTTACAGGTTTTCGGCTTCGGCGGCTTTGGCTTAATCGCCTTTGCCATCTTTATCTCCTTTAAATTGCTGTGTGCATTCTGCGCAAATCCTGCTCATTTTTGGCCCCATGAAGGAGCTTGCGCATAACAGGCAAATCCCTATGTATGATCCTGTTGGGTAGTTTTTTGGCGAGTTGCTTTCTGGCATTTTAAAACCACTCATCTTCCACCCCCATTAGTCCGTTTGGGTCTGGCAGTAGCCACAGATCGAGGCATGAGCCACAGGCGTAGACTTCGGTATCCAGCAATTGAGCACCACAGCCAGCGCATGCAGAAGCAGATTGCACGCCATCGCCAGTAGGCTGACTTGATTGGCTGTTGCATTTCGGCCTGCTCGAACCGGTAATCTGTTTCACAGTTTTCACATGATGCTCCATACCAGTACTTGTCTTCTGAGGTGAGTGTTATGTGACAGCGGCAGCAGCGTTCACGCATGTTGAACCTCCATATATGCCTCTATGAACCCTTTCGCGACTTCCGCGTTGATGGCGTTTCCAAAGGCGCTAATTCTGCCCACTCTTTTGGTATCCCCATCAACCAGCGGCAATGTTCCGGGCTCAACTGGGTAGAGTCGTCCGTCAATCCCACGCAACCATTCACTGTCTGCCCAGAAGCCGTTACTTTTTCCTGGCAGTTGAGTAGCAGGTAAACTGCGTCCTCCAGCCTTGAGCGATGGTTTAAGGCTCTCTTCGGGCTCCCTTTTGTGTGCCCCGACTTGCATGTTCTCGGCGTGGGCCACCCAGTAAAGACGCTGTCTGATGTTGGTAGCGCCGAAGCCCGCAGAGCAAATATCGTTCGCTGCTGTGGCGTAGTTCTCGCCTTCCATGTCAGCTTGTACAAGGTCGAGCCAAGCGAGTCCGTCTTGGCTTGCAACCTGCTCGCCAAAGATGACGCTAGGTTTGCACTTTTCGATGAGATGAAAGAACGCGGGCCATAAGTGCCGCTCGTCATCAAACCCAGCGCCTTTGCCTGCGTTGCTGAAAGGTTGGCATGGGCAGCTTCCTGTCCATACTGGCCGATCGTCACTCCATCCTGCCTGTCGCAATGCGTAACTCCACACTCCGATTCCTGCGAAGAAGTGACACTGTGTGAAGCCTCGCAAATCTCCAGGTTTAACATCTTCAATACTCCTTTCATCAACAACGCCGGCGGCGATGTGTCCTGCTTCGATTAGGTTGCGCAGCCACTGTGCTGCATATGGATCAATGTCGTTGTAATAGGCAGTCATGCTCAGCTCCACATTGGGTTTTTATACTGCCTGCTCGGTATTGGCTCGTTCCGGAACGTCGGCAGCAGCGCGCTAACCAGCCACAGTCGAGGGTCGGCGGAGAGTGTCTTCTGAGTTTTGATGTTGCGAGAGGCGTATCGGGAAAGGAGTTCGTTAGCGGTGTCGAGGTCTACAGGATCGTGACAGAACCAGGATTCACGCATGGCTGCTTCCCTCGGTTACATATTCCGGCCAGTGCTTTTTCAGCACATCCACCGGCACCCTTAGCTTTAAGCCGATTGAGTAAGCCTTCACCTTTACAGCTGGCACCGTTTTGTTAATCGCTGCCGCCATGACGGGTACTGGAACTTTTCCTGCTACGCGTTCGATATACGCTAAGTCTTTATCTGACCATGCTTTCTTAGGCATTTTGTTTATCCTTCAGTTTCTGGTATTCAGAGTCAGCGGGGATAGTCAGCGCCAGACCGAACTGCGCGCACCACCGTTCCACCTGATTCAGGAAGTAATGCATCTCGCCTGAATCAAGACTGGATGTGTGCCGGGGTTCCCACGTGCTGACCTTCTCGCCGGTAACAAAGTCGGTGTATTCGACCTGCTCACAGCCCAGATAGGTTTTTTTGAGGTTCCGCTTTACCCACTCTGGCGAAGCGTCGGAGCGCCCGGACTTAATCAGGTATTCGCTGATTTCGCCGTACCACATGTGAGAAAGGGAGTTCTGATTGAGACTGCGCTTTTCTTTCCACGGCTTGAGGATTAGCCGGTAACAGTCGCCGGATTCGAGCAGGGGTTGAAGCTGTTGCCCGATGGCGTTGAAGTTTGACCTATGAAGCCGAAGGCCCTCTTTCGGTATCTCCATCGCGTTTGTCTCGCTTTAATGCGTCGCTAAGGGTTTTGCGGATAGCTGTAGGGAGTGACATAAAGCCTGCATAGCGCGTGGCGATAACATTAAGGTCATTTGCCAGCTTATCCAGTTCAGCGTCTGATATGACGTGCTCAGAGCGTTTTAAGGGGATTACGTTGTTCATTTTTGCTTCCACCATATGTAAAAATGGAAAAACCAAAAGCCGAAGCATGGGATTGGCCCATCATGCCAATCCTGCTTGTAGCCCCAATAGCGCAAATTCTTCGGCAGCAGGTTCCAGTAAATCACCTCATTTCGATTAATTCGTATATGCATCACCCCTCCTGCTTGCTGCGGGCCAGCCAGCCTTGCCATTCGTAGCGCGTCTGGTCCCAGTAGTAATTGCCGTCAGAATCTCGGTCCAGCCAGAACGCCATAAACGCTGCGTCTTTTCGCGCGTGAGCCTCAAACCGCTCCCTTTCCAGCTCATCGTTGTTTGTCATGCTTCCTCCGGAGGTGATGGGAGTGGTTGCCAGTGGGTTACGTTAAATATCTTTGTGCAGCTCTGAAGGTTACGGTCAATTCCATACCATAAGTCAGGGTCCCACTCAGCTATCATTGGGTAGGTTTCGATATCATCGCTTTCGCCCCACACTAAAACCTCGGTATTCTCCTCTGGCATCCGCTCGCTACATTTAATCCACTGGTTCATTCTTCCTCCATACGAATAGACATAACGCCGTTCAAGGTGGCGACGCTTACATCCATCTGCGTTTTCTGCATGGAGAGCGCTTTGCCGTAAATTTTGGATATCTCATGCATAGTTGCTAAAGCAAGGTTTGCAGCATCAGCAATATTACCTTTGCCTGCATCATAATACTCATTGAAAAGCGTGATACCGAAACGGCCTTTGCGTGAACTAATCTGGCAGTCAAAACTTCCCTTGAAGCCTATTTCATCGGCGGCACCCTTAACTGCCGATTCGTAATATTTGTCGCCTTTAACACCCATATCACTGCTCTCCGTTCTGATTGGTGGGCTGCTCCGGGATGATGCGGTGGGCGCAAACAAGCTTACCGCTGCCATTTCCCCAGTTGAGGAATCCGCTATATTCAGTTTCTATCTCGCCAGTTGCATAGCGAACCTGGACGGCTCGGCCTTTTACGGCTCCAGGAATTTCTCTTCCTTCCCACTCAATCCAGTCCTCATCCCGCTCCTGCTGCTCCAGTATGGGGAGTGCAATCTCAAGGGCTTGCATATAGCGCTCTTCTTTCATGCTTATTCCGCAGGTTTCTACCCATGACTTCAGATGGTTCAGGTCTTGCCGTGCGACTTCAGCGGTTAACTTGTTCATTGGTGACTCCTCATGTGAAATCCCAGCTGCCGTTCCACGCCTGCTCTGGCGTAAGGCCTGAATTGAATTCTTCATGCCATTTTTCCGGATCGCCAGCATCTGCAAACCCTTTGGCAACTGCGATATCATTCAGTCGCGCATACCAATCCATAAATTCCATCAAAAGCCTCCCCGTTTCTGCCCTTTGTCTTCCTGCTCAAACTCAGCATCAACAATCGTGTCGTGTGCCTCACGCGCCAGCATGTCGATAGCGTGCAGGCGGTCCCGGAACTGCTCCGGCGTCAGGTCGCGCTTCTTAGCCAGGTCGATGATTGCCAGCGTCATATTGCGGGCCTGACGCATCAGCGGTGGTGTGATTATCAGTTGAGTTACCTGTGTCATGCGGCACTCTCCCTTCCCTCAAGCCAGAAGAAAAACGCCCGGTCTACCACAGCATCCTGATAGCCAAGATGTGATCGGGTCAGGTTGTGTTTATCGCCGTGCACGCTGCGGTACAGGCGCTCAAAGCGGATGCGGTTCATCTCAGTCATGTCGTCCACCTTTCAGCCCAAATCGGCGGCGGATATCAGCGAGATGATCCAGTGCCTTTTCGTTACCGGTGGGGATGTGGAGCTGTGGAATCTGCTTGCGCGGCGGCGGGATGACTTCGCCAGATTCAATGCGGCGGGACATCTTGCGCAGCTCATCGCCCAGGCGTTTGCGGCACTCTGAGTCGGTCAGGTTGAATGATCGCATCTGGTTGTAGACTGCCGTCACCATGTGGAAACATGCCGGGCTTTCCCATGGGAAATCTTCGCTGCTGTCGTACATACCCCGGTCGCGGCAGTACAGGCGGAACATGTCATACAGTTCCTCATCGGCTGGCAGACCGGCTGCGCGGTGTTCACCCTGCTTGCACCAATCGATAAACTGACCAGGCGACGGCAGGAACGGTGAGCCACTGGCGCGGGCCAGCTTCATGCCTGCCGATAGCTGCTGCTTGTTATGAATGCCGTTTTCTGCAAACGCGGCGATCCACTGGCGCTTTGCAGCGGCTTCGTCATTCGGGTTACGCCATGCAGTGCTTACCGACGCCGGAAAGACCTGCTTCAGGTTTGAAAACAGGGCGTCTACCAGGCGCTCAACGTCTTCATGCACTCCACGCTCAACCGGGCGCGGACCATCTCCTGCAATGCGAGCCAGTGCGCCTGCATCACGATTCTGAATTGCTGATACGAGATTTCTCATAGGAATTCATTCTCCCAGGCTTCGCGGCTGTTCCAGTGCTGCTGAGGGGTGTTAACTACCTGCTTAGCAGTTCTGGCAGTCGCATTCTTGTTCTGGTAGCTGAGCTTCTGGCTGGCAGTGATAAACCAGTTCTTCGGCTTCTCATGAGAGAATTCGATGTCCAGCTTTTCCAGTTCGTATTTGAGATCGATATTTTTGTAGAGCTTGCACCATGAGGCGAAGTCGTTGTGATTCAGCCTCACGACTTTGCCTTCAAATGCGTATCGGGATTCTTCAGCTGCAACAGGAAGAGGAGCGTCAGCGACTGGTGTTTCTTTAGGTTCTATGACTGGTTCAAAAGAGTGACTGGTTATGGGGTCATCTGGTGCCCCACCCCCTCGGTCATCTGGTGACCCACCCCCGGTCACCTCCTGCCCCACCCCCTCGGTCATATCCTGACCGGGTTCATCATCTGAATTGACGCTCTCAATTCGATTTCTTACAGGGTTATCGAGAGTGAGATAAAACAGGTTCGATTGGTTTAACTCACCGTTTCTGCGGAATTCCCTTCGCAGCATTCCCATATCTTCTAATGCCCTGATATGGTTTTTTACTGTTGACCGTCCGATCTCGCACTGGTCAGCAATATGCTGGTAAGAAGGCCAGCATTCACCTTTGTCGTTGGCATTGTCTGCCAGCTTAATCAGTACGAGCTTCCTGAGTGGATTGCCAACTCTGATACCCATGGCTTTAGCCATCAAATTCATGCTCATAGTTAGTCCGGATTAAAAAGGTAATGGCTCATCAGTTGGCGGTAATTCAGGCCCGTATACTCCAGCCTCAATCAGCTGTCTTTCATACGCCTCTCTTTCTTCCATGATGCTTCGGTAGTGAGAGTGATTTGACGTCTCTATCCCGTAGGCTTTGCCGTCATGAAGGACAAGGGAGCAGTTTTGCTCAAACAGCTGTCGCTTCATCATCTCGACACCAAACCTGATTAGCCGGTCAGCAACTGCCAGCCGATTACCGAAAACGTTGATGCCTATATCCTCGAATAGATCTGGCAAATTCAGGTTATTCAGGCTCTCGAAGCAGATGACGTCGTATGTGTCAGCTAACTCCTCAACGGGAGCGTTGGTAGCCGCCTGACAGTGCGCCTCTGCCTCATAAATAATTTCTTCGAGTTCCTCTTTGAAAAACTCACGAGACTCGTTAACCCTGAAGCCTGCCAGCGCCTCGTGTATTGAAGATTCAGACCCCGCAGGGTCTTCACAATGAAAGGCGGCTTCAATTTTGAATGGAACGGGAACGCCGGTAGCTGAAGACAGTTCCTTTGCTCGAGTAGTCGGACTTGTTGTGGTCATGCCGATTTTGTAAATGCCCGGCATGAATTCATTGCTGAGAACATAAACCCAACCTGCCATCCTGAAATCAGCTGGGATCTCCATGCTTTTAAGAATGTCAGGTTGCTTTTCAATTGCTCCTAAGTGCATAATTACTCCTGTGAATTGATCCAGTCATTTCGCATCAGGCCTCGAAACTGTTCGCGCAGCTCGGGGCTTTTTCTTTGGTGAGAATGCTTGCCACCTGTCTGGCTAGATGAGCCATCTCGTCATCCACGACGCCCCATTCAAGTACCGCAAGAAGCATTGATAGCTTGGGGATCCAGTCTCGTTTCCACCGGCTTATCTGAGCTTTATCAACCCCGACAGCTTCAGCAGCTTTCTCTGTGCCGATTAAGGCGATCTTGTTAAGCAAGGCGCTTTCAATGCGCAGTGCCTCGTTGCGTTTCTTTGCGCGTTCCATCAGTTAGTATTCCGTTTATTGGTTAAGTAGTTACGTGACATTGCAGTGAGCAAGTCACGAAGGTTTTTGGGGGCCGAAACAGCCTCCGATCAGATTGATAAAGAGCAACGCTGCTTATGCAGCAGCGTTTTTACTGCTAGGGAAAGGCCGAAGCTCTTCTGCTTGCACGCGCCCATCAGGAAGCGTGGTTACGAAAATTTTCCGTCCTACCCGTACTGCTTTACTGATTGCTGTCTGGTGAACACCGATTGCATCGGCGGCTTTTGCCTGTCCGTTCTCCTTGACGTAATCAGCTAGGGTTAACTTATCCATCGGTTTCCTCCGAGTGATTACCGATGCACTAATAATACTACGAGTATTAATTAAAGCAATACCTGCGGTATTTCATATTTTAATAACTGAGGTATTACAATCAGGGAATGAAAAACACCAAGACGTTGACGCCGGATCAGCTGGAAGACGCAAAGCGCCTGAAGGCTCTGTACGAGTCTAAAAAGAAGAATCTGGGAATTACCCAGCAAGATATTGCGGACGCACTGGACATCACCCAGGGCGCAGTAGGCCATTACCTGAATGGAAGGAATGCTCTTAACTTAAGTGCCGCTTTAACTTTTTCTCGAATTTTAAAGGTGCCAGTTTCCGACTTTAGCCCAACGCTGGCTAATGAAGTGGATAGCGCCTCAAGTCCCGCACTTGAGAGAAACGTGACTTATGATGGACCGTATGCACCAAAAGGAAGGTATCCTATGCTAAGTTGGGTTAGTGCAGGCGCGTGGGAAGAAGCTATGGAACCCTATTCGATCAGTGAGATAAATGAGTGGTATGAATCTGATGTCCCTATACAAGGGAGCGGATTTTGGTTGCGCGTCGAGGGTGACTCCATGACGGCACCTACCGGCACCAGCATCCCAGAGGGCCACCATGTCTTAGTTGATACTGGAAGAGAGCCAAAGAACGGCTCACTTGTTGTTGCGAAGCTCACTGATGCCAATGAAGCAACGTTTAAGAAACTGATCATCGATGGCGGACAGAAGTACCTTAAAGGGCTAAACCCGGCATGGCCTATGATCGCAATCAATGGCAACTGCCGAATCATCGGTGTTGTTGTGGAAGCTAAAATTCGCTTTGTCTAACCCCCCCTCCAGCACTGAGCCGCCTCTGAGCGGCTTTTTTATTACCTGCAAAAAATAAATCCCCTTTGATATCACCACTTTAATACTTTCCATATTAATTTTAATACTTGGGGTATTGCCTAATAATAATACCTAGAGTATTGTTAATCCCATCAGCAGGACGCTGGCAGGCCACAGGGAACGGAGTGGCGGGTTCTTTAACAATAGAGATTGAGACTGATTCGGTCTCACCAGAGAGCAGTTGGCTTTGGGATTGGATGAATGCAAACGCATGGTTGGGGATAAGAAGTGGGTACCCGGCGTCGGCTGAAGTCGCGGGATAACAAATCCGTCTTGAACGGTGGCAAAACCAGCGCACGTGAACGGCGAGGAGCACCGGCCATCCAATCACCTAAGCCAATTACCGGAGGCAACATGAACAACAAGCAACGCAAGAAGCTGCAACGTGCAGTAGAGCATCGGGCCATGAAGCTGCAACAGCAGGGATTCGAACGCCGCATCGTAAGCACCTTATCCAGCTGCAACCAGAGAGTAGAGAAAGCAGTTATCTCCCCTTCTCTGCGTGACAGGCATGGGAGCACATCACAGTGCTTACCAGAAATCGCGATATTCGCTGCCGGCTATCGCAACTCAAAAGACATCGTATCGGCGAGGTAACGGATGAGTAAGCGACTGGATATTTTGAAAGCGTCTCTCGCTAAGAAAGAGGCTCGCTTTGATGAGCGGTTGCAGAATCACTTTGAAACTGTTGCTCAGGCAAACGGACAGCCGCTGAACGATAAGCGCAATGGACGCGCAACACTGAATAAGTGGGATAAGCAAAGCGATGCTCTCAGGACGCTACAGGACAGCATTCAGCGTACTAAGGACGCCATTGAGCGCGAAGAAAACAGGATTGCCCTGGTAAACCTGACAGAGCTGCCGTCATATCTTCAGCAGGCGATAGATGACGGCCTGATAACACAGTGGCGAAAGCATCCGCGATTCTTTTTTGTGGTTGGGGTCAACAGTGCTCGCATCGTTCTGGATGAGGAAACTGGAATTATCGGTCATCGATACTTGAGCAAAGTTTCGAAAGATGAATATCCGATATTCCGGGACGTATTCAACAAGCTGAACCGGCAGTGCCGGGAAGCGCAACAGGCTGCCTAACCCGCAGCCTTTTTCATATCTGGAGGCTCCATGATAAGCACTGGTAATTACATATTCATTTGGTTGGTGACTGGTGTGTTGATGGGGCTGGGGTTTATAGCAGGAGGGAATGGATGAAAGCTATTGCGAGTATTGAGATTATTGATAACGCCGGGACGTACCTGAAGGAAGGGTCAATTTTACAAGTTTTCATGGACCAAGAATGGACTCTATTTGCAGTCGAAGAATACAAAAAAGGTAGCCCATGCCAACACCCATTAAACGACCTTATGGACGATGAAATTAAATTCAAATTTGTCATGACAGAGCAATTCGAGGCGCTGGGCCAGTAACCACTAACAGGAGAAGAGGATGCGAAATACAGAAAATCGTTGGTGCCCTGATGCGTGCCCTATCACTGGGAGGCCGTTCTTCTTGTGGATGAATCACCCTGATTTGGGTGATGTGCCAACCTACGGCGGACCTTATGACAGCTACACGCTAGCTGAGCGCCACCCTGACGGGAGCTACTACACACGCCGATATGACCATGATGAGGGTGGTTGGATTATGGATGAAGTGCAGGATTGCGGCGTTCGCGTAGTTGAAGATTGGCTGCCGGCAAACGAAGCAGAGCTTGCCGATTATATTGCAGAGCATCGCTGAGTGACACCGTAAAGCCGCCTACTCAGACGGCTTTGAGGTGCTACGCACCAACGCTGTGAAGTTTCAAATGATAGAGACAGAACAGGATGCGATTTGGCCGCTTAGTGCGGCCTTCTTTTT